ACCTCGAGCATTTGCTGCAGGCTGTTCCAGCGTTCTTTTCCATAGGGCAGCGCCTCGACCGCGGCGCGCAAATTGGCGAGCCTCTGCGGATGGCCGGCGAGCTCCTTCCACAGCTTGGCGCCGGCGAACTGGTTGCCGCCGCTTTGCAGCGCGGATACGGAATTGTTCAGCGTGTTCTCGATGTAAAGACGCACCGCCTCCTCCGCGACTTGCGGCCTGCGGCTGGCCAGCAATGACACTGCTTGCCTGATTTCTCTTTCGCTGTTGGCGTCCGGGGTTTTCTTGAACAGGATATTCAAGACCGAATTGGTATGCATGTCGCTCTTGGCGATCTGCCCGATCGGGCCATGCTCGACCTGGTCCAGGATGTCGCGACCGGTCTGCTGAATACCAAGTGCCTCTTCATAGGCGCTGGATTTGGCAGTTCCGATCTGCTTGGCAGCTTCCGCACCCTTTGAAAACGTCGATGCCGTTTCCTGGTTTGCCTGCGGATTGAATTTTGAGGACGACGCCTCCGATCGCGCGTTGAACTCCTTCTTGACGGCATTGAGAACGCCGACGCTGTTGTCGGGCAGATGCTCGATGCGCCAGGCATTGGGTCCGGACCTTACCGCATACAGCATGTCCTCGAAATTCGGAATCGAGCTGATAGCGTGCCATTCCTGCGGGCTGAAACGCACGCCTTCCGCGGCATTGTAATAGGGCTCAGATATCTTGTTGATGATGTTGCGGCCCTCGTCGAAAACCCCCTGCATTTCCTTGGCTGCAGCAGGTCCGACACCGGAAGGCGCATATGACGGAGGGGAAATATTGGACAGTTCCGCCCGCGCGGCGCTCTCGACCTGCTGCGCCCGCGGCGCCATGAAGGCCTGCGTTGCTGCCCGCGTTTGGGGATGGCTTTCCAGAATGCGCTGCAGGTCGGTCAGGATCGGCTGACCCGTGACCTGAGACAATGCTTCCGGCCATGTCAGGTTGACACCTCTCTGCCTCGCATGATCGATCAACTGGCCAGCGTCCGTGATGTGCTGCTCCGTAAGGTAAGACGGCAGTTTCGAACTGAGCAGCCGATCGGCGGCACCCGGCGCCAGTGCGGCGCCTGTGGCTACACCTCCAATCATCCCCGCCAGGGCCTTCACGTACGGGTTCTGGTCGCTGTAACGGCCAGCAATAATGGTGGTGCCGGCTGGCAGCGCTGCCTGGATGCCCTTGCGAACAAGGCCTCCTGGGTTGATGAAGGCTGATCCGGTGAACTGTCCTGCCGTGGCAGCGTCCCTCTCGGCCTGGTTCTGCGGCTCCCGGAACGGTCCGATGGCGCTCTCGACCGTGCCCTGGATGTCCTGGCTGGTAGGCAACTGATAACTGCCGGGAAGGTCGCCCGAGGCTGCCGTGGCCACGCCTGGCTTGACCTTGGCACTTTCTGCCATCAGCCATTTTCCGATATCGGTATCTGCAAAAGACGGCATCCTTTCCGCCGCCCAGTTGCCGCCGCGGCTGAGCAATTGCGAGATATCGCCGGCCATCCCCGGCACACCGATCACGCCCTGCGCCACGCCAACGCCATAAGCCTTGGCCATGCCTGACGCTGTCGGCGCATACGGATCTCCCTCGACCGGCTCGATATTTCCAGAAGGCGGTGCGGCAGGCGTATCGGATGCCGGTCGTATTTCGACATTCACATTGGGTTTTGCAGAACCGGCAAACGGATCGCCTTCCACGGGTTCAAACGGCATTTACGGAATCCATCTCACATACGGATTTTTGGTCTTGTCGGCTCTTGGATCTGGGTTTGGGATCATGAAGCCTCGACCATCAGGAGCTGGCCTGGCACCCGCCGGCGCACCCGGAGGAAGGCCTGGTGCCGCAGCACCGCGCGCCGACGTGCCGATGATGTTGTGCCAGTTCTTGACTTCGTTGTCCGTGAACAACGGATTTTTTTTGTAATAAGCCGTGACCTGCTTGTCGAAACCGGGATCCAGCCTGCCGTTGGTTTCCTTGTAGTTTTGCGCTAGGTCGGCAATTTCGGCGTTGCGCTGGTGCGTTCGCTTGGAGATCTCGACCAGCAACTGGTTGGCAGGTACGGAATTATCCGGAGATGCTGCCGCCTCCCTTGCCATGTTGATTTCCGCCACCCTGATCTGGCCGAGGCCCTTGAGAGCTCCCAGCGAAGAAAGCACGTTGGCTGCGGTGGCTTTACGCAGATATTCCTGCGGCACCGCGGCGTCCGGGTCGATTCCGACGGCGCTCTTGAGCCGCTTGTAGAGCAGATTGTATTTCTCGCCTGCGCCGGAGAAAAAGTTGGGATCCTTCATCTGCTCCTGCAGCAGCTCGAGCTGCGGTATTTCCATCTGCGCCTTGGTGCCATTTTCGACGATCGACTGATACTTTGCCGCGCCCAGCTTTGCCTCTTCGGTCGCCGCGGTCTTGTTGGCTTCGTTCTCGGCCAGCCAATCCTGGAAGCTAAGTTTGGTCGACCCCTGCCTGACCGCATAGGAATATTCCTTCAGCGGTCCGGTCATTTCGTTCTGCTTCTGCAGCGCCTCGAGGCGCGTCTTGGCGAGCTCCTGCGTGGCCTTCGGCAACCTGGGGTCCGACGCCATTTGAGCATAGATGCCGATCTGGCGCTGTATTTCGGGGTCCATTCCGACAGGCGGCGCCGTTCTGGTCGGGAGCGCCGACGGCGCCCCAAAGGTGCGCTGGTCGACCTGCGGATTGGGTGCGGTAGGCTGAACCGGCGCCGTCTGCACAGGTGTCGGCTGGATGGGCCCCTGCGGGGGCTGCGGGCCTGCCTGAGCCACTTGCGGGCCGATCGGGGGCACAGCCTGCGCGGACGGAACGGCCTCTCCAGGGCCGTAGGCATTGCCCAGGCCCATGCGCTTGAACTGGGTCAGGGCCGGCACCAGGACATTACGCACTTGAGGGTCGTTGACGTCGATCGGATCTGTCGGGCCGACGCCCAGTTGGCGCGCGATCGATGCGCTTGCAGCACCTAGCTGGTCGTTGGGAATGCCCTGCGCTGCAGCAATCGACATCACGGTATTGCGGCCTGGCCCCGGCTGCGCGCCGCCGGCACCGGCTCCCGTCCGCCCCTGCGTCAGGTCTGGCGCCACCGCCTCGCTGGCGGTCCGGTTCATCGAAGGCGGCCCGGTCAGGGGGGTACTGGCCGAACCGCCTTCCAGGCCGCGGATGCCCTGGGATATCTCGGTTCCCGCAGCCAAGCCCTGGCGCGCGATGTCCAGATTGGACAATGCCGTTCCCTGGGTGATGTCTCCCAGTTCGAACACCTTCTGGGCCATGGTACCAAAGTCAGGCTGGCCATCCTTCATGGGAATACCGGCCTTGAATACATCCCGAAGCGCGTTCTTCTGCGCCTCGTCCTGCGCCGTGTAATAGGCCTGGTTCAGCTTGCCGAAGTTGAAGTCGGCGTTGGTCTGCGCCGCGTTGGCAAGTAACGCTGAAATGTCAGCCATCTACCCGATCCCCGAAAGCGACCAATCGGCGCCGCCACCGCCACTGACAAGGCTTGGATCGACGTAACCGCCGCCGCTCCCACCGCCGCCGCCAAACATTGAAAACAGCCCGCGCGCACCTTGGGCAATCGGGTTGTTGTAATAGGCGTTGTTGGTGCCTTGGTTTTGGTTGCCGTACCCGAAGACGTTGCCACCCGCTCCACCCCCGCCACCGCCCCCGGAAGGCGCCCCGATATTGCCGAAACTTGTCGGCGGCATGCCCATGGCCAATTGACCAATTCCCAACAGGCCATTGAGCTGGTTGGCGCCCACCTTGTAATTGTTCAACTCGGCGCCGGCCAAGTTGTTGCCCATCGCGGTCTGCGTGGTGTTCGCAGCACCGCCCTGCCCCGTGTACGATTGGTTCTGCAAGTTGCCGAGGCCGGCATAGAGATTGGCCTGACCTCCCGCCAACGCAGAAGGATACGACAGATAAGGCTGCAGGCCCGCCTGGTAGCCTCCCCAGGCGGTCTGCGCGAGGTCCGAGGCGGTCTTGGCCGCGCCGTAGTCGGTATTGCCGCTCAGCAGATTACCGCCAGCAGCATGCGCCCGCTGGATCGCCTGCTGCGCTGCGTCGTTGGCAACGCCGAAGACGCCATATTGACCTGAGTTCTTGAAGGCATCAGTGGCGCGCTGCAGGCCTGCCACGCCGCCGGCCCCGGAAGCGTCCCCATAGGCATTGAACCCCGGCTGATACTGTGCCGCGGCATTACCGAGAACGCCCTGCGCTGCGCCATAGTTCGACGTCAACGCATCGCGGCCCTGGCCATAGAGGCCACTGAGCTGATCGTAGCCTTTCTGTGCTCCCTGGTTGGCAAGGGCCGCGGCTCGATCGGCGGTGTCGTTACTGAAAAGATCGAATAATCCCATGATCCTAAACTCCAGGCACCCAAAGTTTCGTCGTGCTGTTCCAGCGAATGGTTTGTCCGCTCGTCGGCGCCGCGGTCGAGACGTCAGGCAATTGCGTCAGCTTTTGATGTTGATAGAAATAATTGAACCAGATCTGTGTCATCAGTCCCGTCTGCAAATCGACCACGGGAGCGTCAAGAGGCGGTAAGGGTGCAGCCATCAGCGTGTCAGTTCAGTGCTCTGGGTAGCGCCAAGCAGCGCCGCATAAACCGGACCTGAAACCTTCAGCCGCCACCTGCGCCCCCCCGCCTCCGTCTGTCCCGTTCGCAACACCCTGATGTTGATGCTCTCCGATTGCCTGCCCATGCTGCGGACCAACTCCTTGCCCCATTTGATGCCGCCGTCGTTGCTCCAAGAGATGCCAACCGTGGGATCCGTGGCGGAAGGATCAGGCCCCGTCGCCCGGCCAACCCCGGTGACGAAATTGAAGTCGGCGCCTGCAACTTTCGTCCGGTTTGGAAATTTCAGTACCGGGCCGCTTTCCAATTGCATCACCAGCGGCTCACCATACTCGTCGAAGACGTTGTCATTGACGTACAGCAGCCGGTTTCCCTTGGTATCTCCAGTGATCCAGTTGCCGAACGCGCTGATGCCTGAGATCGCGCGCCACCGCGGCACCAGATAGCTCGCACGCTCGTTCCATTTCTGGCTTCCGATGTCGAACTCCCAGGTGAATGTCGGGCATGACAAGACCCACTTGGGATGGCCCTGAGCGATGTAGACCGACGCCTCCAGCGTGTTCTTGTCCGCGACGTTCTCGATCAGGCGATCGAGATCGGGAGGCGATATCTTGGACGGATTCGGCGTGCCGTTCGCCATCACCACGCTCTTGTCGTCCGCAACCCAGATCAGCGCCATGCCGAACCCATCCTCATGGCCGGCCACCGCATATCGGCTCAACAGGCCTCGCTGGATGACGTAGGAACGCGTGAACGGAAAACCTTGCGGCTGCGCGGTGTCGGCATAGACAGCCCCGAAATTAGGTCCCCAGACATAATATTGGCCGTTGAAGGCAAGGCCTCGCCATAGCCCGCCGGTCTTGGCCTGCTCAAACGTGAAATTAGCCGTCGTGATTGAAGTCGAATTGAGGTCCGAGGCAAACATCTGGCCATTGCCGTAAGTGAAGATGAAATAGCCGTCCAGGAAGCCGACGCTGTTTGGCGTTCCAATGTCAGGATCGGTTCCGGAATACGAACTGACCGCGCTCGACGTCACGATATAGGCGCCGCTATTCGGCGCCACGCAGACGACGTCAGGCGTCGGCAATTTGTTGTTCCTGGCCCAGAACACCTTGTCCGTTCCCGACAGCGTTCCCGACAACACCGTCTCGGTGCCGGCAGCGACAAACGTCGCCGCCTTCTCGTTCCATGCCGTGTAGAGCGTATTGCCGCCCACCAGGATGCCGCCGCGAAAGCCGGGATTGCTCGAGGCGGCAAACAGGCTCATCCCCGGCGACTTGCGCCACACCACGGGAGAAGGCGCCATCGCCTTTGCAGCCTCGATCGCCTTGCCCAAGGGCTCCGCATAGACGTTGATCAGCCGTCCGCTCTCTTCCTGGTTGAACGCGCCTGGCGCCGTGCTCAGTGGAAACGGAATCGGAAATGTGGGCATTTTGGGTTGTTATCTGCCTTTCGGAATGCTAAATTTTGTCCTGGGTGCGAGGCATGCTGTTGTGCCTATGGCCTTAATGGCCGTTGTGGGAACCGCTTAGTCCTCGCACCCTCTTTCACTGCCTGTTATCTCCAAACAAACCTGGCGCCAGCGCGCCAGCGCCTCCA